CCGGGCCGGAGCAATGGTGAATGCCAGCCGGTACACTGGATATGGTAAGCCAATAAAAAAGGTCGTCAGCTTGACAGAGCTAAACGACCGAATACAAAAAACAATTCAGTCTGATTATATCAGAGATTATGGAGGTTTGCAAGATGGAAGAAAGAACAGTTGAAATAAATATTAGCGAATATAAAAATCTTATAGAGCTTAAAGGGCGTGTAAAGTCAGCGTTGATTTTTATAGATGCGGACCAGTATGCATCTATAGCTGTGATGAGGTCAATTTTAGAAGGAAGAACATACGAGAATATAGAGGGTAAAAAGGATGAATAATTATCGTTGTGATTTTTGCGGCTGTTATCTTGACCCAGGAGAAGGGCATATATGTGATGAGTGCCAGAAACGGGAAACAGAGCGCAGGGATTGTAGGAGGTCTTTGCAGGATTCCATCCACTCAATGAATGGGTTTCAATATTAATTAAATTTAAAGGGAGGATATTTGTATGGAGAACATTAAGAATAGAACCGAGGAATTATTATTATCAACTGGCAGACAGGGCATTGCTGGACTGCTGGTGGAAATGGATGAGATGGGATTTTATACAGCGCCATGCAGCACACAGTACCATCTGGCCTACTCTGGAGGACTGGCTGAACACAGCCTGAATGTATATGAACTGATGGACAAGCTTTCCAGCATCCTGCATCCAGAAGTAGATAAGAGCAGTGTCATCATATGTGCATTGCTTCATGACCTTGGTAAGGCTGGACAGTTTGGGAAACCGAACTATATTATCAACATGCTCAAGGGGCGCGGTAAGAATGCAGAACCATATCAGTCCCCCACGAAACCTTATATCGGAAATCCAGAACTTCTGTACATTGACCATGAAGTACGTTCCATACAGATTGCAGGCCGTCACATTAATCTGACAGAGGAGGAGAACTGGGCAATACTGATGCACAATGGTATGTACGGCAACTTTAAATATCAGATACAGGGTAAGGAGACACCATTGTACCTGCTTTTACATATGGCTGACATGTGGGCCAGCCGGGTGACTGAAAAGGAGTGTGGAATGGATGAGGAATGAGAAGTTTGAATTTCGGCTGCTTAAAAAGGATGAAATAGACTGCCGCATTGCAACGGTATCCCAAAATGGCTTATCTCTGTTGTTGTACAAGGATGCCAGAGTGGACCAGAATATACTTGACGAGACTGTAGGCCCAATGGGATGGCAGCGGAGACATTGCAGGGATAACGCAAACTGCATCGTATCAATATGGGATGATGGTAAGAAGCAATGGATTGATAAAGAAGATACCGGTGCGGAAAGTAATACAGAAAAGGAGAAAGGGCTTGCCTCTGACAGCTTCAAGCGAGCTTGTTTTAACTGGGGTATTGGACGTGAGCTATATACTGCCCCTTTTATATGGATTGGAGAAGATTCCTGTAAAATCTATGAGAACGGTAAAGACCGCAACGGCAAGGTAAAATATAGTTGCTACGACCGATTTTATGTATCACATATCGGATATGATGATAACCGCAACATTAATGCGCTTGAAATCAAGAGTTGCAAGAGCAAAAAGGTGGTGTATAAACTGGGCGAGTCTGAGAATCAGCCAGTGGAACCACAAAAGGATTGCGTGACAGAAGTACACATTGATACGATTTTTGTGGAACTCAAGCGTACCGGAATAGGTTTGAATCAGATTCTTGCTGCATATAACCTTTCAGATATCCATGACATGACAATGGACCAGTTTAGGGATGCTATGGAAATCTTTAACAAGAAACCGGACAAGGAAAGGGCGACCACTCCACCGGATGACATACAGGATGGTGGCCTACCGTGGAATGACCCCAAGAGGTAATTATATGCATGAGGCAGCAGACATAATAGCATACAAGCTTGTTCCAGAGGGAACGTATTTAAATATATTTATCCCTGGAAAAAATCTTATGGAACCAATCATTGATAAGCACATGAATAGATGCAGCGTATGGCTTGACGATGGCAGACATATAAGCGCAGACCAGCGCCGAAAGATTTACGCCACAGTCAATGACATATCTGCCTATTCTGGAAACGTGCCGGAGGTAGAGAAGGAATGGCTTAAGTATTTACATATCAACCTGACCGGATGCGGATATTTTTCCCTGTCTGATTGCTCCATGGATACTGCTAGGGAGTTTATCAATACCATGCTAGATTATGCGCTGGAACAGGGGATACCATTACTGGACTTTGCACTTAATCGTACCGATGATATAGGCCATTATTTGTATGCATGTCTCAAGCTTCGGAAATGCGCTATATGCGGTCGAGAGGGTGAAATACACCATGTAGACACAATCGGAATGGGGAATGACCGGAGAAAGGTTGATGATTCGGATTACCGGAAAATATGTCTATGCCGGCAGCACCATACAGAAGCACATAACATAGGGATGACAGAGTTTGAGAGCAAATATAAGGTATATGGTATCAAGTTTGAGGAGAATTAGATGGAAAAGTATTACATAGTAACGACTGACAGTCCAATTTATAAAGAGTACATAGATTATAAGGCCATGTCAGAAAAGGTAAATACTGCGTTTGTGGAGTTCGCAAAGGAGCAAGGTTTTGAAACTCATAAATATTATCAATCGGCAGAGAGGTTGTACATTTGTCCAACGGATGGTGATATTGATAAGTTTGGAAAGTATTTTAAGAAGGATACACCGGGCTTGTTTAAGAAAAATTCTTTACCTGAAAAAGCATGGGTTAATAAATGCAAGGCGCTAGGGTTGAAATCACCGCACAAACCTATTTTATCATTTGAATTTAGGGTATTTGGTCGGACAAGCAGCAGACTGTTTATGATAAACAATGTATTGTATGCAAGTTTTAAAGCAGATTGTGATTTTGACAACCTAGCAGGATTTAAAGAGTTAAAGGCAAGCGAATTTTTTAAGGTCATCGAGGAATACGAAGAATCTTTGAAAAAGTAAACTGAAATCAGTATCAATGCCAATAGGCTGATACATACAACAGAAATTAGTACTGGTCAGATTGCTAATATGTCACGATATACTTTCTGACCCTGGGCCGGGACCTATCAAACCTCCTTTACCCGGCCCGAAAGGAGGGATTATTTGAAGAATAAGCGAACTGTTAGTGAAGATGTTCAAGCAAGGGTATATAATGCGCTCCTTGTAGGTAAAGAGAATGCATTGAACAGAGATGAACTGGTATCCAAGATAGGGGAATCGGATAGAGATATACGAACCGCCATTGAGATATTAAGGCACGATAAAGTGATTATTACATTGCCAACAGGGAAAGGTTACTATATACCCCGTGACGATGCACAGGGACGACAAGAAACAGAGAAATGGCTTGTCAGCCAGAATAATAGGACTAAGAGCATAAAGGCAGCAGAACGTGGCGCACAGCTGTTTATAAGCCGGAATAAGAAAAAAGATAAAGGTATTCCCGGTCAGATTAGTATGTTTGGAGCTGGGTTATGAGAGATAGTGTTGTATTTTATCGCAGTTTCTGGGAAGCTATTAAGCAGCTGCCGGAAAAAGAAAGATTGGAATCTCTTACAGCAATCTTAGAATATGGACTTGATGAAATAGAGCCTAAATCGGCAGGTGTTGCATCGGCAATGTTTTTAATGGCAAAACCACAAATTGATGCGAATAATCGTAGATACCAAAACGGAACCAAGGGTGGTAGGCCAGTAACCAAACCAGAACCAAACAATAACATAGAATCCAATTATAATAAACCAAGTGATAACCAAACCATAACCAAAGCAAAACCTAAGGAAAAGGATAATGTAAAGGAAAAGGATAATGTAAATGATAATAATAAAAAAACATTTACTCCACCTTCGGTGTCGGATGTGTCCGATTACTGCACTTTGAATGGATATGGCATTGACCCAGAGAGTTTTGTTGATTTTTATGCATCTAAGGGATGGATGGTTGGGAAAAACAAAATGAAGGACTGGAAAGCCTCGGTAAGAACCTGGGTGAGAAGCCAGCGGCAGGAATTGACCGCCAAAGGCAGTAAAAACCAGTTTCACAATTTTGACCAACGAGGCACCGATTATGATGCATTGATGTTAAAACAGGTAAAAGACTGGGTGGCGGAGGAAGCAAATGAAAGAAATACATAAAAAAATCTTGGTGTTTGTAAAGCAATACATGTTAGAGCATGATTATCCTCCCACAACCAGGGAAATAGGGGATGGGGTTGGTTATACGTCAAGCTCTACTATCTGGGGATATCTGCGGGATATGAAAGAGATAGGGTTGATTGATTATGTGGATGAATGCCCTAGAACTATAACAATACCCGGAATGCATTACACATGGGATACCAAGGATAACATTCAGGCAAGGTGGAATTGAATTGCCAGATAACAAAATGAAAAATCAATATAGTGACAATTCAGAACGCCAAAGAATGGCAGCAATAAAGGACATGGAGAAATATCCATCACCCATGACTACAGCATTTCTCCGACCGGCATATGATAGGACTGAAATATGTCCTGATTTTTCTAGGCGTCCAAGTAATCAAAACACACATTTATGGAGGAGGGAAAATGAAGCACTTAAGCAATAGATATGCAAAGGTAACGGAATACAAAGGCATGGATATCTGCACCTTGAGGGTAGCAACCCCATCCGATGGAGATGAACTGGGGTACCGGATTGATGATATCTCGTACGATGGAAGGGTGTTTGATGATTTGGGAGAGGCCATGAAGGCAATTGACTCATTTGGCATGCATTTAGCGAAGGAGACAGAGGAATGAAAAGAATATGCTGTTTTTTAACTGGTGGTCATAGATTCCAGCCAGGTAAAACCGAAATAGACTGCGACGATGAAAGTAAAACCTGTAAAGTAACAGAAACCTGCTGTAAATGTGGAAAAAAATTTACATTCACGGCGACATATAAGCAGTTTGGAATGCCAGATTAGTAACCAAAATCAAGACAAAGCGGCGGACGGAGCTGAACATTCACTTCGGACGCATGCCGGGAAGGAGAAGAGAAGATGAGAAAATATCTGGAAAAAGAAAAAGCGATCGACACATTAGCAAGACTGTATGAGCGCATAAAAAGAGAAGAACATAACCAGGAAGCGGCTAATGGAGTTTGGCGTGCAATGGAAGCTATTGCGGGCCTGGGCGATGCGTGGATTCCCGCTTCTGAACGGCTCCCAAAGAAACCAAAAGAAAATCCGCTATATGATAACAAACCGTTGGAGTTATATTTAGTGTCTGTCAAAAATACAGACTGTGTGATTAGGGCATTTTGGAACGGAGTATCATTTACTGATGGGTGGGAAAAACTGAATGTGCTGGCCTGGATGCCATTGCCGGAGCCATATAAGGAGGCAGAGGGATGATTGAAGAAGGAATCGTGAAAGACTTATCAATGGTAGTTGAAAATGCAAAATTGATGGGATGCCAAGAGGTTAAGTCATTTAGACATATACCATTGAAAAATGTTGAGGCTGTCATATCAGCTCTACAGAAACAGATAGCAAAAAAACCAGAGGATGAAAGGTGTTTTATTAAAGACAAAGAGAATATCGGATTGTGCCCATCTTGCGGTGAAGGGGTTAATTCAAATTATCCATATTGTGGACACTGTGGGCAGAGAATCAAATGGGATATTGAGTGGAGCATGGAGACAGAGGAATGATAGATAGACAGGGAGCAGGAGATATGAAAAATAAGTGTGCTGACTGTGCATTTTCAGTTAGAAGAAATCCACCAAAAGGGATATATATTCTCATCTGCACCCATAAAGGTGCATATAAAAGACCGGGTGACAGTTGCCGGTTTTATTGCAACAATAAGGAGCTGGAAGAATTATCAACCAGTTTCACAGAAGATATTAGATAGATTTATCATTAAGTAATTAATAATTTGCTTAACATGAGCGTGTTTTACAGATTTTACATGTTTTTGTCAACAAAATCGAAATTTGAGTGATTAAGAAGGGAGGCCGGAGCGGTGGCCACCGTTGACGGGATATCCCGGCTCCTTTTGAAAAATGGATTTAGAGCATAAAGCAATTGAAAGAATCAAGATGGCATCAGAAATGTCCCTGCACCATTATGGGAATCCCCTGGTATGTACATACAGCGGGGGGAAGGACAGCGATGTGATGTTGGAACTGTTTAAGCGGTCAGGAGTTCCATTTGAGGTAATCAACAGTCATACAACTGTAGATGCGCCGCCAACAGTATACCACATTCGAGAGCAGTTCAAGCGGTTGGAGGAGCAGGGAATCAAAACAACTATACATATGCCAGAACTCACGATGTGGCAACTAATTCCCAAGAAAAAGATGCCGCCATGTCGTATGCAACGTTATTGTTGTGAATACCTGAAAGAGAACACCGTAAAAAATCGTTTCGTTGCGACTGGAGTTCGCTGGGCGGAAAGCAACAATCGGAAAAATAGGCAGGAAATAGAGCCGAGAGGAAAAAAAGACGCTGAAAAGGTAATGATGTTGAGCGACAACGACAAAAAGAGGGTTTTGACAGAAAGATGTGTTCTGAAATCGGATATGATTGCGAATCCAATACTAGATTGGCCAGACCGAGATATATGGGATTATTACTGGAATGAGTGTGAACTACACAATCCATTGTATAGTATGGGGTATTATCGCGTGGGATGCGTGGGTTGTCCGATGGCAAGCAAAGGAAGGTGGAAGGAGTTTGCCGATTTCCCTACATACCAGAGAGCTTATATTAGAGCTTTTGGCGTAATGTTAGAAGCCATTCATGCAGCAGGATTGCAAACCAAGTGGAAAACTGGTTATGATGTTTTCCTCTGGTGGATGGAAGATGATAACGTAGAAGGACAGATGGACCTTTTTGCTGACGGGTTTGTTTCTGACAATTAACATTTCGGCAGAGAGCCGGTAGAAAGGAACTGTTATGAAATACCACGGTACTAACAATGCCAGAAAAATGCATGGGTTGCCTTTATGGCGAAAGAAAGACAAAAGAAAGCTATTTTATACCAGAAACAATTAGGATTTTTCCGGGAGAACCGGAGGGAAGGACATTATGGACGGATTGAAAGTTAAATACAATGTGTATAAAGTATCGGATAACAGCATCGTGGATGAGTGTTTTGTGCTTCGACCGGACAGGGACCCGGCGGCAAAGGCGGCTTTATTGGCCTATGCGGATGCCACAGATAATGTAGCCCTGGCGGACGATATTCGCAGGTGGATGGATACAATAAATTAAAATTTGAGGGAGAAAAAATGAGCAATGATTTAATCAGCCGTGAGGCTCTGTACAATGAAATTGTAAGGTTAGAAGAATTAGCCAGAAACAGGGTTCGTGATACTCCATCATCAAGCCCTTGCTATATGCGATATGTGGCCCAGCTTAACGAAAGAACAGCTTTAAAACAATTAGTTATTGATGCGCCTGTGGCTTATCCACTTCCGTAATATTAAGATTTTGAGGTGAAAGAGATGGTGAAAGTAATTAAGTATGGCCAGAAGCGCCGAGTAACATGCAATCACTGTGGAGCAGTATTGGAGTTTGACAATAATGATTTGGAAACTTATCAGGTAGACTGGAATGAATGGGAAAAACGTATTAAATGC